TACTGGTAAGTTCACAGCCGTTGTAAACACAAACGCAGACGCTTGGTCAACTGGATCAACAGCCGAGGCACTTACACGCTCACCACAGGTAGTCACAATTACTATGACTGACCCTAACGACATAACATCAGGAACAAATCACAGCATTGCTTTCACAATGACTTCTGTTCAGTTCCACGATGTAAAGCGCACACGCGGCAAGGAATACACCGAAGTAGAATTGTCATTCACTGCAAACGCAAACGCAACCGACGCTACGACTGGTTACTCACCTGTCTCGGCTACGATTGTAAACGCCACCGCAGCCGCTTACTAAATAACCCAAAGGGGATGAAATGCCAGCAGTAAACCTTCCAAACAATCAGTCAGCCATCTTGTATTCGCGTGACGAAATCTCTGAGCGTACAGCTCGCAGTATCTCACGCGCGTACATGAAGGCGGCCGGTTCGGCAGCAAAACTTACCAACCTCGGATTTGATGAAGCCAAGCCTGAAACATGGACTGTCTTTGCTGACATCTCAGATGAAGACAGAGATGCTCTTGATGGCTACCAAGCGGCTCTAATTTCTGGTTTGGTTAAGTCATGGTCATACGGCGACCTACCTACCAACGACTCTGCGCTCGACCTTCCTAAGCCTGTTTTTGAGGCATTGGCAGAGGCTTGTTCTAAAGAGTTCAATGAAACACTTGACTTCTCGCCAGACATAGACCCAAAAGCCCCTACCGCCGACTAGCGCGGCTGGAGGCATCACTCAGAGGTAGAGACTCTGATGTTGACGTAGAGGTTGTCAATCTATTTCGTGAACACCAATTCCGCAAGATATTTGGCGGATCACACGAAGACTTTATGAACCAGCCAAAAGAACTTACTGATTGGCTTATTGCTATTGAGGGAACTATGAACGAGGTTCAGCGTGGCTGAGATTATTATTTCAGGCATTAGCGATTTCGACAAGGCTCTAAAAGCAGATATCGCTAAGTCTGATGTTGCAGCTAGAAACATAGTTGTTAAAGGCGCGTTTGTAATTGAGCGTAAGGCCAAAGAAGAGTTCCGCGCTCGACCATCAGGTTCGCAGCGCACCTCTAAATCTGGTCGGGTTTATTATCAGGGCGCTCCTAAGTACCCTGCGGTTCCGCCACAGCCGACACAACGCACTGGCAACCTTCGCAACTCAATTAAAACTCAACAGATTAAGTCTTTGGGTTTAGGGCGCTGGCAATCAGACACTGGCCCATCAGTTAAATACGCAGGATTCGTTGAATACGGAACGTCTAGGTCGCGTGAGTTTCCTTACCTGACACCTGGTTTGAAAAACAGCAGTGAAGAAATTAACCTAATCGCTCAGGAGGAGTGGCGCAAAGCCCAAGAATAATGGCACTATTACCTCCTGTTATAGCGACACTCATAGCTGACACCAAAGAATACCAAGCCAAGATGACCGAAGCGCAAGCCAAGATGGCGGCGTTTGGTAAAGAGTCAATGACCACCAGCGAAAAGATGGCGGCATTTGGATCTAAGGCTGCTTCTGCTGTAATCGGCGTTGGTGTTGCACTTGGCGTTTACGCAGCTCACGAAGCGTACAAGTTCCAAGAAGCACTAGACAAAGTTCAGAATCAGGCTGGCCTTACTACCAGGCAGACAGAAGAACTTGGTAAGTCAATCCAAAACATCTCTAACGTAACAGGCGTTACCAATGAGAAACTTCTTGAGGCTGCTCTCATTACTAGACAAGCCGGTCTTAGCGCGGCTTCCGCAAACGACTTATTAAACGCTTCTGCTAAAGCATCAGTCATAACCAACTCTTCGGTTGTTGATGTAACCAAGTCAATCGTTGCAGCTCAAACTTTGCAGATTGCTAAGGGAATGGAAATTGCCGACCTCACAGGCGTTCTGGTCAAAGGATCATACGCCTTCGTAGGTGGACTCCAAGCAGAAGAAGCAATGCTCTCTGGCAAGATTGGTGTATCACTTGCCAAGTACGGTCTTGGACTTAAAGAAATTATCCCTCTTGGTGCAGAGTTTGCAAAGATTGGACTACCTACAAAGTCCATTGTTGCGTTTACTAAGTCTCTTGGACTTATTACTGCGCCCATTAAAGACGCAAAGGGAAACTTTACCGCTTACGCAAAGTCTCTAACAAGCCTCGGTTTAGACCAGGAAAAACTTGCCGCATCCATGCGCTCTGGTGACATTGTTGGATTGTTCTCTCAAATTAAAGCTGTATCCGGTGGCAACGCCTCTAAAGAAGGTGTTCTTGCTTCTGCTGTATTCGGTTCTGCTGGCTCTGGCGCTGCTCTTGCAATTCTAAAAGACTACAACGCCTACCTTAAAGAATCAAAGAACCTAACTGGCGCTGGCGCAGAAACACTTACATCAGGATTTGACGAAGCATTAAAACAGATTGGCCCTCAACTTAATGTGGTCAAGACTAACTTCAACAACCTTATGGTTGACGCAGGTAAATTACTTCTTCCTACTGTTGCTAAAATTACTAGTTGGGTAAGTAGTTTTGCTGCTGAACTTAATAAGAACGATGCTTTAAGAAAAGTTTTTGGCGTTACAGCTGCAACGGCTTTTGTTGTTGCGGTTGCTTCCAAGATTACAAAGAGTATTCAGTCGGTCATGGGTCTCTTTGGTAAGGGTGCTGGAATTGCTGCTACTAACGCCAACACCGCAGCTCTCGAAGCCAACACTATTGCACTAGGTGGTAAGGCGGCAGGTGCTGGCGCTCTTGCTACCGGTGGAGGACTTCTAAAGAACGTTCTCAAGTTTATTCCTGCTGTTGCAATAGGAGCAGCCGCCGTTGCTGGATTAGAATATGCGGCATCACATGGCCCTAAATACGCAGATGGAACTTCACAACGCAGATTACAATACAGAGGTCTAGTGCCTTCTGGCAAAACCACAGTAAACTTAACTCTTCACAGTCGTTCAGCAAAGAGTGGTAGATAATGGCGGATTTTAATTCAGCCGAGAATCAAGACTGGAACATAACACTAGATCTTGGTATTATTGCCGAAGACCTAGCCAAAGACCCTGCGTTCATTGCTGCAATCTCTAAAGAAGTTCGCAATCAGATGACTAAAGACGTTCGCTGGATGGGCAACCTATTTGCTAAGTGGGCTTCAACCAATATTCCTGTTCCGCCAACTAAGAAGCGCGTGAACTAATGACACTTGATTCGCTACCTACTCTGTCGGTACAAATTGCGTTTAACCCGACAAACATACAAAGCCTTACACAAACTTGGACTGACGTTACAACTTACGTTCGTGATATGCAGACTCGTCAAGGTCGCCAGCACTTTCTTGACCGCGTAGAAGCTGGAACGCTTAACATTAACGTCAGTAACCGTAATGGCTACTTCCTTAACGGATCAGTCAATGGAACTGGTTATGTGATTCAACCTCGTATCCCTATTAAGGTGACTGCGACGTGGAGTGGCACAACCTACCCAATCTTCTACGGAATCATTGACAGCGTTGACGAAAAGATTACCGACCAACTAAACAGTGACTTGAACATTCAAGCTACTGATATGTTGAAATTCCTTTCGCTTCGCTACATGGCTTCAACTAAGTTTTGGAATCAGTACGCCACAAGTTCTAGCGCAACTAACTGGTTTCGTTGTGACCTTACAAAGCAAGCAATCGTAACTGGTGCTGTAACCCCCTCTGCTGTTTACGGCGCAGGGTACACCGACTACACATCTACAAATAACTTTGCAGTTACTTCTCCATACCAATACGTTTCTGTAACTGGACTTACTACCTACAGTGGATCTGACCAAACATCCGGTGGCGCACCTGTAGTAGCTGCAAGCGGTTCATCTTTTACATTGCAAACAGGTAATTCTTCTGGTCTTTCTGGTGGTTCTGGAGTAGCAACACAAACTGACACCTATGACCAAATCTATTCAGGTGGCTCAGGCAGCTACGTTGGCAACATTGGGTTCAACCCAAACGGTGCAATGGTCTATTCGGCTAACGGTTCTATTGACCTCGGCAACGGTTCTACAACTCCATCAGGCTACCTATCTATTGCAGACGTTCCTGGCGGAATAACTAAGTCAGGCGCACTTGACTTTTGGATTCAAGGCCAGTCAATCGCAGGACAACAAATAACAACAGTTCTTGCTGATGGTTATAGCGGATACAACTGTCAACTATGGGTTTCTAATAACGGAAAATTAGAGGCAGTTCTTCAAGGAGTCTCAGGCGGTTCAATTTCTGCGGCTTCTGCCAGTGGTTCACAGTTTACTTTTACAGGTACTTTCACTACATCTAACATTACTGTTGGTGACTATGTAAAGATAACTGGACTGACAACTTCTTACAACGGTACATGGAAAGTTGTTTCTCGGACTAGCACAACTCTTGTTGTAACTAGCAGTACCACAGCTGCAAGCATTTCAGGTCGCTCAGGTCTTGTAACACCAGTCTTTAGGACATCAACAACAGTCAATGATGGTTATTGGCATCACGTTGGATTCTGCAATGACTCAGCAGCGCAGTTAAACGTTTACGTTGACGGAAACCTAACACCAATTATTACAAGCGGTGGTTCTTCCTACAACGGTTGGTCAACTACAACTGCTTTTGGAACGCAAGCCTTGATTATCGGTGCAGGCAATAGCGCACTTGGAGACTCAACTGCTTCCGCTAGTTTCACAGGTCTTATTGACGAACTGGTGATTAGTAACAACACAAACTATGCAGGTTCTGGTTTATTAAACGAGCTTATAAACCGTTATGTAGCAGGGTCACTTCTTACAAAAGGATTTCCGGCAACGTCTAATCAAGTTCTTTCAGGTGACAGGATTGCCGAGATTCTCTGCATTGCAGGGTTTGGTACTGTAACCGGTGGAGCAGTAGTTCTTAATTCAAACACCTACTTCATCAACGACAGCGCAACCGCGTGGGTAAATGGCGTTTCAACCAACGGCTTCACTTCCGTTACTCCCTGGTACTGGGATTCACCAGTCACCGGATCAACCGCACTCGACCTAATCTTGCAGATTTGCGACACCGACATTGGTTCTTTTTACCAAGAGCCAAACGGAACATTCTCGTTCTACAATCAGAACTACTACGGAACTTGGTCATGGAATTCAACTACCTCAACAGGTACATGGACACCAAATAATGTTTACGTTCCTGCGCCTACTGGCGACCACATTTGGACAGACGACACATCATCCTCATACCACTACTACGGCCCAACGCTTCAAGTAATGAGAGACGACGTTGACACCTGGACAACCGTTAAGGTAGCTCCACAATCTGGCACAGAACAGGTTTACGAAAACGCTGCTAATGAGTCTCGATGGGGTTACTCAACGCTTACCAAGTCGGGAACTCTGCACACCGCTCTAACGCTTGCGCTTTCTACGGCCAACTTTCTCGGCAACTTATTTAAGACACCACTTCCTCGAATTAACAACGTTGAGCTACGAAGCGAAACATCTAACGGTGCAAACATGACTGCCCTTCTAAACACTGAGTTTGGTGACATTGTTACTTTTAAGCGCACCTCACCTAATGCTTCAACTTCGGGAACGTACCCTTCACAGATGGGTCAAATTAGTACCAACATGGTTGTAGAATCCATTAGCCACGACTTCCAAGCGGAGCCTGGCTTCTGGCACACATCATTCATTCTTGACCCTTACCCAATTAGGAGTTAGTCATGGGGAACATTCCTAACACCACAACCAACGGCCTTGTTCTTACCTCGGTAGGTAACGGCTCTAACGATTCACAGTGGGCTACTGCGACCAGTGGTGGCTCTGGTATAACCGAACTTACCGGCGATGTTACTGCTGGGCCTGGTTCAGGTTCGGTTGCTGCAACAGTAGCCAAAATTAACGGCACAACATTGGGTACGTTGACTAGTGCAACTAACGGTCAAGTTCTTACTTGGAACACATCAACAAGCACATGGGTTCCTTCTGCCGGTTTGCCAACTGGTTCGGCAGCAGGCCAACTTCTTGTATGGAGTGGTTCAGCTTGGACAGCAACATTAGGTGGATACGCTTCTACCGGATCAATGCTTTACAACGATGCAACGTATGGATGGTCATCTACTACTGGCCCGACAACATCAGGACAATTTTATTCTTGGAATGGTTCGGCATGGGCGCTTACATTTACTTCTGCTTTTGGTGCTAACAATGCCTGGTCTAGTCAAAGCAATTCACTATCTCTTAGTTCAACCCTTTCACAATGGGGAGTGGTAGCCGTAACTGGTTATAGCAATTACATGATTGTTCTTTCTTCAACTATGTCTGGCAATACAACAACGGCTCGACTTCAACAACAGGTTTATCAAGGCGGAACTGGATTAGTTGGGCCGCTTATAGGTATAAACCCTGGTACAACTTCAACAACGTATGTTATGAACGTAGTGCAGCACCTAGCG